TTAATCAAGTTTTACAGGGAAAAAAGTAGTATCATAACTTAAAAGATTCTCGTATTTCTTTTTAGCGTTTACCTCTTTTTTCTTTTTATCATATTCAGCTATTATTTCAGCTCTTTTAGTTTTTACATCGTCATCAATAGCAATATCTCTTTCTGCCTTTCTTACAACTTGCCAATCTGTACTTGATAAAAGTTTATTAGCTTGACCTTTTAAGATTTCTATAAGTTGTGTTTTTTTAATATCAACATCGTAAGTGTTTTTTACTTCCCCTGTCTTAACTATTTTACCATCTTTTTCTTCTGTTACTTCATAGGTTGCAGAGAAATCAATATCAGTTACTTTGCGTGTAAATACTTTCTTCTTACTATCCCACTCTATACCTCCTATATTTTGAGTTTGTGGATTATAAGAAGGCTGAACTACATCATAAAATCCTTCTGATTCTAAAGTCTTTTTATCTGCACTTTTAAAGTTTACAATATGTCCTTTCTTGCCATTCCAAGTAGAAGGTAGTACAGGGTAAGTAGTAATTCCGTTTTTTGTTTTTCGAGCTTTCATAATTAAGGTGTTGTATCTGCTGCAAAGGTGTTAATAGAATAGTTTACAATAGCTGCTGAGGTTGTGTCATCAATACAAACAACTTGAATTACATTGGTAGCAGATTGGTCTAAGTCTGTACTTCCTACTTTGTTTATGGTTGTACTTGTAAAATTTGTTGCAAGTGTAATTACTGCACTACTTAGAGTTCCAGAAAGTACAATGTCAATAACCTGACCAAGTTTCATGTTTTGTATTGTAAGGGTAGCTGTTGCTACATTACCTGTAAGAAGGAAAGTAGTAGCAGTAGAAGCGTCTAAATTTTGACTACCTGTTGCTGTGCTCGTTGCTTTTGCAGTATATCTTGGTTCAAGCATAGCGTGTTCTACTGCATCATTAGCAATAGTTAAAGCTCCTCCTGAAACAGTAGCATCTCCACTTATTGCAAGTGTGCTTCCATTACCAAACAAAGAGTATATCTCGTCTGTATTGGAATTTAAAGAGGTAAAAGCTGTTCTTAAAGGGTCTCCATCCCCTGCATTAGCTCCACTACCTGTATTTACGTTAGTCTTTGCCATAATTAAATAAATTGTACATCTGCTGTTAAACTTGTTGTATCGGCACTATACAATGTTGTGTCTGCACTTATTGTAAATGTAGTCCAACAACTTGGAGCTGATAGGTCATTTATTGCGTTTGTGGTATAAACCTCGTCTCCCCAAGATTTATTTGTAACCATCTCACAATATACCTTACCCCAATTTATTGTATTTGCCATATATTAATAATACTTTTTTTCTTTTTTTGTTATATATCCTTTTTTCAAAAACTCTCTAAGCTTTTGGATATTCTTATCTTTATTTTTATAACTTTTTACAGTACCCATCCACTAAATCCATAACTGTTTTTGTCAGGAAATACATCATCATTGTTATTGGTGTAATACTCAGGGTATTTTGTAGATGCTTCAAAACTCATAAAGTCTACAAATCTATCTGTGTAATACTGTGCTATATTTCTTTCCTTTTCTATTAAAAAGTCTACTTCATTCTTATCTGCATTGGTAGCATTTTCAGAATTGTGTTTAAATATACCTTTGTTGGATATTGTGTACGCTGCATAAGGTAAAAACTCTACAAGTGCCCAATGACAAAGCATTGGTTTTATATAGGTGTTTACTAATGTTAGATAGTTACCTCCAAGAGATGAACCTTCTATGTCAGCTTTTATTTTATCGTATAGTTTAGAACCTAAATAGTTCTGTATGTGGGTCTGTTGTGCTATAAGAATGTATTGTATAAACTTATCAGTGTCAATGTTACCATTCAAAGAAGTGAACTTGACTATATCTTTACGAGAAATCATTAATCCTGTTGCCATATCTATACTCCTTTACTTCTTGGTGTTTTAAAATTCTTTGGTTGCAAAAAACCTCTGTTTACCTGGTCTCTTGTTCTTTTAGCTACTTTAGAATCATTTTTTACAGGTTTTAAACCTTCTGCTTTAGCTTCATTTACTGAAACCTCTGCTCTTGGGTTTTTAGCATCGGGGTTAACTCCTTTAGCCATGTAAGTTTTTCTCATCCAAAAATGTCTACATGAACCTCCTCCTTTATAAAACCAAATAGAATAAGTATTAGCTCCATTTGCACCCCATCCTGCATTAACTACCTTGTTCTCCATAGAGATAATATCTTCTTTTCTGTAGATTTTACCTGCTGCTGCCATTTTTACACAAAAGTCTCTGCTTTCACTATCACTTCTCAGAGGTGCATATTGATACCTTACTTTAAATCTTAGGTCTCCTATATCTTTATCTTGTTCACTTTTAGAATTTGGTCTTGCACTTCCTGTAGAGGCAAGTCCTATCATTTTGTCTAGTGTTTCCTCTTGGTCATAATCTACCTTTCTTTCATCTACCAAGTCCCAATTTTCTAAATCTTCATCTTCTCCTAAGTCTATAAGTGCATTTGCTACATCTGTAGGAACTGCTGCAAGTTTGACTCCTGTCTCTTCTTCCTTAGCTTCTTTAGTTACTGCATTTTCTGTATCAATAAATTCAAGAGGCTGTAACGTAACAAAATATAATTTTAGACTAATATCATTAACTGCAAGAATAGAGTCCATACAATCCACTATAAGGTCTTGATAAGGTCTGATAGTAGTGTTTTGAAACAGCAGTGAAGCTGTTCTTATCTCATCTGCATTATTTCCAAGTCCATTATTGTCATCTCTTATTCCTAAAAGTAAAGGAGAGGTTACTCTATGACCTACCATGATTTTCTTTGCAGCCTCATTTGATAAATACTCATAGTGAGCAGGAGCATCATTTAAAGGTACATCATCAATAGTAGTTTTACTCTCAGCGTTGTTGTTAAAAGCTATAATGACTTTTTCTCCCATTGACCCTGTGAGCTTATTCATTACATCATTTTTAACTTGTAGCTGTTTATCTCTTTCAGGTACTCCATTGTTAAAGTTTACAACCTTAGTTCCAGAGAATCCACACTGTACATCATTAATTAGATAATCTGATATTTCACTCTCAAGCTCTGCATAAGCTAAAGAACCAGCATAATCTACAGGACATATATAATCATATCCTGAAACATATCTCTTAACTATTTTAATCTCTGGTTCTGTTTGATTACCAAAACCAAAAGCTGCTATTCTATCAGGCTTGTCTGACTTTTTCATGTTTGCCCAATCAGGAGAGTAGTAGTAAGCTCTTATGTTACCATCTATCATCTTCTCAGGTCTGAGTGTTTGTCTTGGAAAGTGTTCTGCTTTTACTACTTTGTTGTTTTGGTAGATAACCTGGAATGATGCCTCTCCTAATAATTTTAAATCTAAGCATATCTTTCTAAGACATTCATTGTTAAATATAGATTTCAGTGCTGCATACTCCTCTGTTTTTGTAGAACTGTCTAAGGCATCTACCCCTTTGCCATAAATAAGCTGAGAAATACCATTTATAGAAGCGTTGTTAGTTGTAGAGTTTATAAAATTGTCTATGAGATATTGATAATAGTTGTTATCTTCTCCATAGGCTACATATTCTTTTTTCTTGTCCTCTACTACGACAGGTCTATTGTAACTTGATAGGTTTATTAAATGTACGTTTTCCATTTATGCAAATATAAAATCATTATTACTTTCTGTCTGTTGATACTCTCCATTGTTGATAGAGTAAGTAGTCTGGTTTGTGCAGAATATTCTGTCTTTGAATACTACACTACTACCTGACTTTACAGTCAAGACATAAAAGTTATCTTGTTTGGTTGTAAAGGTAGCGTTATATCTGTTAAAATATAAAACTTCTGATATGCTAGTAGTGGTTGCGTTGTGAATGTTTTTACCTGTTTGTTCATCATCTATGGTAACTACATAACTACCTCCACTTACAAAACTTCTTGGAATAAAATCTATGTTCTGAGCAGAACTACTCTCTTGTAAAATAACCATATATATATAATAAAAGAGTTTTGATTTTGTTATAAAAAAAACCCCTACATTTCTGTAAGGGTTCTATGCTTGGGTGTTTATAGCATATTAGAAGATAGCACACCCCTCTATCAGGATTATATTTGCTGAATAAATTTATAAGACTTATTCATTTAAATTGGCTGCCCTAAAGGAACACTAATATCATCCGTAGACTTAAGCATATCTGCTTATTAGCTTGAAACTTTAGGAAAAGCATATCTGCTTTATTTTGACCTTTACAACTGAGTAACCAAAGTTGCAAATACTTTACCTTGCTGTTTTAGATTTTTAATATTTTAAAGAACTTATTTTACACAAATATACAACCTTTTTTGATATAAACAAATTATTAACAAAAAAAAGGGAGACAAATGCCTCCCCTCTTAATTAATCTAAGGTTTACTAGGTGTTAGTACCTTCTGTTACTGTTACAGTATTAGTCATTCCAGCAAATGGATTTGCAGCAGTTGCTCCTTCTAAGAAGTTAGCAGGTTTTTTCTCTTGTGCTGATAGCGTAAGAGTATAACCACTCATGTCTCCCATAGCAGCTCCTGTTACAATAGTTCCTCCAGAAACATCTGCTCCATGCTCAAGACCCATAATGAAAGCATTTCCATTATAATCCTCTATTACTACATGGGGTCTTGCTACAGACAATATTCTAAGCTCTTTATGGTCCTGGACAGTTAGCTTTGTAAGAGTCAAATTTAATGTTTGCTCATAAAAAGTTGTTCCATTTTCCCTTGAACTTGTAATAGCCTGTTCAAATCCACTATTTCCTTTTACTTCATAATTAAAACAAGTAACTGCACCTAAATCCTCAACTACATCTACATCAGTACTATCAAAAGCTGCAGTGATAGAACCAAAGTCAAAAAAGTATACTCCTTTGATTCCTCCTACTGTATCTTTACATGGTACCTTTCTACCTACACTTAACGTACAAGCCATAATTTATTGATTTTATTAGGTAGCTTTTCAGCTATCTGTTATAATTATCCTGTTGCTGTAATACCTCCTGACTCAAGTGCATTACCTGAAACGTAATAGTTTGACCCATCAGAGGTAATCTCTACAAAGTCTCCTAAATTGTCGGCAGTATGTACAAAGTTCAGTTGGTCAGCAGCATCTACATCTACTACAGCACCTGCAACAATGATAGAACCTTCCATCTTGTCAGCAGTTCCTCCTGCAATTACAGTATTAGCTGATGTTAATCCTCCTGTTGTTACAAATTTAATATTAAAGCCTTCTGTTGGAGCTGGAAGCGTTACTGTTCCACCTGTACCAGATACTTTAATAGTCTTACCACTATCTGCCATTGTGTATGATTCTCCAATGGTAATAGCTTGGTAGTTTTCTACTTGTCTTTCGACATCATTACTATGTGTTATTGTTGTGCTCATCTATCTATATTTTAAAAATTACGAGTATAATACAATGTCAGAACCGATACCATGCTGAATACCTGCTGTAAATCTCATTACTACTCTTACATTTTGGCTTCCATCAATGTCTCTCATGTCAATAACCTTAACTTCTTGGTTGTCTGCTAAAAGACCTGTACCAAAGAATAGGTTGCTTTTCTGAGCAGCTACTGCTGTATCACTTGCTAAACCTGTTACATTAACAACCTTGATACCATCAAAAAAGGCAGGTTGAATGTCTTGGTTTGTTCCTCTGCTTTCATAACCAGCAGCACCAAGTCCGTTAGAACCAAATCCACCTAAAGCTCTTATGTAATTTCTATACATATTAGAAGGAAGATAAATAAGGACATCTTCATTTCCATAGACAGCAGAAGGAATTGCATCAGCAATTTTACCTAATTCTGTAATTATATTAGCTGAAGTTGAACCTGTACCAGCTACATCAACTACATCTCCATCTGCAAGAAGTGTTGTTTTGAAACCATCAAACTCTCCTGCTGTTGCATTTGTACCATTCCAAATGTTTTGCTCTATTTTTTGAGATACCTTGTCTGCTGCATGAGCAACTAAGAAATCTGAAAACTTAGGAGGTAATGTTCTACCCATTGGACTTACTCCCATTTGAGCAGCTTCC